GGATGCCGGCGAACTCGAACTGAGCTACAGCTTAACCATATTCGACATACCACCACAAGTAGCGGAGCAATTAGCATTAGACATTAAAGCGCATTATCACCAGATGGAAGTGATTCTGGAGAAACTGCCTAACACGGATGTGAGGTTTATTTAATCATGACCACTATAAAAGTTACACCTAGCACTTTTAGTTATATCTGTCAAGAGTACACCATTTTTCCCGGCATTGTACGCGAACAGATAGCTGATGGCGTGGCCGATGGCACTGGAACCGTGATATTGCAATTAAGCAATGACCGCGACACTGATAGCAATATTAAGAAGTTACGCAAGTATCTTGAGGAGAATTTTTAACCATGAGCGCAATATTATCGAAACAAGACCTGTTTTTATCACAAGCGCCATTGTTCAATTTTGAACTGGACGCGGACCAATTGCTTGCGAAAGCGCTAGAGGTTGGATTTGTGACTAAGGTGGGAGATGACCAATATTTACTAAATGAGAATTACGGCGTGAAATATTGCCCGAATTACCCTAATGACATAGTGCTACCGGACGAAAATGGCATGTGTAGCCTATGCGGAAAGCACGAGGCATAAACTATGTTCATACTATTTAATATCGACAGTCAAGAATTTGAGACCTTTACCATGAGCGAATTGCTGGAAATGATTAACCGGGACCGCAGTGATGAATGGAGCGAGTACACGCCGGAAAGCACGCTTGAGGAGATTTACGAGGTCGTAAACACTATGTGCTTGCCATATATGTTTGACCATGACATGCCATTTAAAACAAGTGAAAGGATTTAACCACTATGAAAATAACTGACACATATACCGCTTGTGGTATCGTCGAGGGATTCGACGTACCAGAGGGCGCGACACCACTAGACGAGTTGAAGGCGTGGGCGTATCTGATTAAGACTGGACAGTGCTGGCACTTGCAAGGCTGGTACGGCCGGAATGCTGCAAACCTGATTGACCAGGGCTATGTCACGAAGGATGGCAAGGTAACAGATGCGGGCAAGGAGGCTGTAGCATGAAACTAACCATAAGCGAATACATTGCACTGATATTAACCATAAAAGGAATTGAGGTATAACCATGCAAGAAGAAATGATTATTAGGCGATGTTCAACCTGTAAACAACTGTTGAACTTTAAGCCGGATGGCACGCAAGAGGGCGTATTCTGTTGCGACCTGTATTACCACGAAGGCGCTTGCCTGTATAAATCATTTAACGATGATATTGAGCAGGGCGAACGTGATTGGAATGAGCACTATGATGACGACGGCGATTGCTATTACACCGAATGGGAACCTGAACTAATTGAAACTGAGGAGGGTACAAGATAATGACTTACATGATTATACGTTTTAGATTTGAAGGTAGGAATACCATCGTCATGCGTGGCCTGACACTTGAGCAGGCACAAGCACATTGCAATGATGAGTCAACACATGGGCCGGGCTGGTTTGACGGCTACGAGAGGGAGGCATAACGATGATTTACAGAGACACGACCGCAATTGACGCCGTGAATAACGGGCGCGATACGCCGGATGCATTCTACGAACCGGGGCATCCGAGCGTGCTGATGGCGACGAGCAAATGGGTAAGCACTGACGCATGGCGCGGTTATACCAAAGTCGTACCAGAGGATGGGTTTGAAGTAGTGCATGATAGCTGGATGACGGGTGATTGGGAGGATGCACCAGTAGGCCATAGCGAAAGTAGCGTTGAAGCTAAGCTTGCTACACTGGAACGGGCTCACGGCAACATCTATGTGGTGTACGCGCCCACTTCTAACGTATTCAGTACTGCTTACACGGTATTGGTACGGGACACGACGAAACCGATTAATAAGGGCAAGCTGATTGCCGGCAAGACACGGCGCTTCGATGAGCCTGATGGCAGTTTTAAGGTACGCTATCATGCGACCTATGTCGTGAGCTTCGATGCTAAAACAGGCGTATATACCCTGAACACGGGCGGCTGGCATACCATGACGACCGCGAAGCGTATAACTGAGGCATTACCGGCCGGCTGGCATGTATCGCGCCGGAACTGGATTTTGTACCTGTTTAGGCCGAATGAGGAGCCACTGCAATTAAGCGATGAACCGATGGAGGTACAGGCATGAGTGAACTATATAAAATTGTACGAATGTACGAGGACGGCCGCAAGCCCCGGCTGATGCGACGCAATCTAACGCTTGCGGAAGCCAGGAAACATTGCCAGGACCCGGAGACTTCTAGCATCAGTGCTAAGAAGCCGCGCGGATGCGGACACGACGAGCGGATGGTCGAGCGCTGGCACGATTTACAAAAGCATTGGTTTGATGGATACGAAAGGGAATAATCATGGATATGATACCGATAGTAGACGTCGAAACAGCTAACGAAGCCCGAGACATGGCGCTTGACTGGCAAACATGGATGGCAGAACAGCAAGATTTAAGTTATGGGGATTTAGTAGACTGGGCTGCCTACTTTGGCGAACTGAGCGTAAAATTTCCCGAACTGGCCGAGGAGTTTTCGGAGAATGGCATTATCTAGTGTTGCATTGTGCTACATGAACGAGTAGCATGAAAATATTACTGAATGAATGAAGGGAGGTCGTCGACCATTAGACCCGTCAAAAATCCTGCAAAATATATTAACAAGGGGGTATAAGGTGTTACAACCGACAGCAATTAAACCGACGCGCAAAATCGAAGTAAGGCAATTAGGGCTGGCGACCGGCATGGTCGTCGCAGTCCGCCGCGTTAAGCGCAAACAGATCGAAGTGACGTATATTCCATGATTGGAGGCTATCATGCCAAAAGGAAAAATGGAGGAGCTAAAAAGACTTATAGATGAGCTGAACGTGGCCGCCGCGAACCGGCAGGAGTGCATCGACCGCCTGTGGGTATTGGAGTATCGGTGCGTTCAAGCCCGCAATAATCTTAAAAAGATACTGGACAGTATCAGGCTTTAGGCGCGGCCATCGTGGAGGGCGCGACCAGCTAACCAGGCCAAGCACCATATAACTATAAGCAACATACTATCTATAATAACCGCCATTCTTTAATAACCACAAGGACAATAATGAACCGACGACAACCGTCATACAAGGAAGACCACCGCGAGCGGCTGAAGTTCAATACGATGGACGGTAAGCCCGCAGTGGAACTCTACCAGTATCAACAGGACTATCTGCGCGGCCTACCGGCGAAGTACATCTTTGCCGCCGACACGGGTACTGGTAAGACATTCATGGCGCTGGCTCATTACGACCGCCACGCGTACCTGAAGCCGTTGCTAATTCTCGCGCCCGCCGCAAAAGTCACATCAGGTGATTGGGAGCGTGACATAAAACAATACTTCGCAGGACGTATTGTGCCAGAGTATGAAATCTATAGCTATGAAAAATTTAGTAGGAAGCCGACGACCGCCCAGTACCGCGAGGGCAAGCGCGGGCAGTACGACCTCTGGATAAGTAAGCACCCCGGCGGCTTCGCTATGATATGCGACGAAATCCATAAGGCCAAAAACCCCGGCTCTGGCGCGGGACGGCGAACATTCGAGGTATCACAGCGCGCCGCCTTCTTCTGCGGCCTCAGTGCCACGCCCATGCCGAACGGCTGGATAGATGCCGCCAACTACTTCAAGATATTCGGCTTCAGTAAACACATTACCGACTTTAAGAAGCGTTACTGCAATATCCAGACCTTCAAGGGATTCCCCGAGGTCGTCGGCTATTACCACGAGGAGGAGCTGAAGCGCCTGTGGAACCGGATTGCCAAGCCGCTGAGCAAGGAGCAGGCACTCGATCTGCCGCCACTGACATTCGTACCAGTAACGTTAGCCACTACTAAAGAGTACACGGAGATTCAGCGCCGCCGCATCTTCGATGACAAGTTCCTCGATAACCCCAGTGCCCTCTTACACGCCCTGCGCCAGTCACTCGTTGAACCGAAGCTGAAATGGCTGGACGATTTCTTAGAGGAGGTGAGCGACAACGTCGTCATCTTCTATAACTACCAGAGCGAGCGCGAGGCCATACTGAAGCTACTCAAGGAAAAGAAGTTTAAGAGCCGGCAAGTGTTCCGGCAGGATGGAGAGAAGCATGAAGTACCTGATAAATCTCAGTGGCAAGGACTACGACGCACTATTACACTCGCGCAGTATCAGAGTGGAAGTACGGGTATCGAACTTACTTACGCCGCTACAACGATTTATTTCTCGCCGACTTACAGTTACTCTAACTATGAACAGTCGATCGGGCGAACGAACCGTAACGGCCAAACTCAAAAAATGACCATGTACCTGCTATGTGCGCCCACGACCGTCGAGCGTGACATCTGGAACGCTTTACGCAATAAAACGGACTTCCAGACGGCGCAGTGGTACAAAGCCGAGCTACAAGCGATTATAGATAGTGCTAAGGAGGAGTAATGATACACGCATTCCATAGTTGGAAAATAGGACCCGTCATATGGGAGGGCAAATCCTTTGTTGCTAAACATTGCCGTGTCTGCGGGATATGGAGGAGGGTATGAGTACCGTACCAGATAGCCAGCAGGACATAGCACTAGCAGCGCTACGGGAGCAGCTAGAAGATTTAATAGGGCGTTGCTACGTTGCTGATGACCCACATGGAGCCTGTGATGAAACCATGCAGCTTATCGACCGCTACAGCAGTGAACGGGCTGACCGTGAGAAGGCCAAGGCAGTGAGGGAAGCGCGGATAGATGAGCTGGAAGAAAACATAGAGCTTACCTTTGACGTTTCCAACTCAGACGACTACAAAGCAGGTTTTCAAGAAGCAGTCAGACAACTTGATGAATTTACTAATAGGCGCTTGGCCAGTCTTACGAGTGGAGAGGACACATGACACTATTCGACATTTTCACTCTGCCGAACCGGCAAAAGCTAGTGGAGTTTGGGATAGAGATCGGCCACCTCTATACCGACAAGGGGTTCCCGGTTGATATGGCGCTGGATAGACTGCCAAATCTAAGTAAGCTAGAGAAGCTGGCCGTACTGACCGGATTATGCAATTGGCTCATTGACCATAAGCGTAATAGCGGAGCGACTGATAAAGCGATCGACCGCCAGCGCAAACTTAACAATAAGATGGTAGACGATTTCATCAAAACAGGTGAAACCGGAGTTTACTAAATTAAGTGTTGCATTGTTTGGCACAACGTGCGACAATGAATAACGTGAGGAGACACAAGCATGCGGGCTATGGCAGTAATCATAATTTGTTTCATGTGCGTCTATCTTTGGCGGGAGAGATAGCTGATGCGGCGAATAAATAATAAAATCCAGAGGAGGATTAAATGGCAAATAAGGTAAAAGATGATTGGCTCGGTGGTCGCGTAGACGGCGACCTCAAAGAGTTAGTCGAAGAATATATTGACGCCGCGGAGATCACGCAGGGTCAGCTCATTCGCAAAGCGGTGATTGAGTACATGAAAAATCACCCCGCGGAGGAGCAACAAGATGAATAGGCTAGTGAAGTTCGTCAACCAATTTCGTAGGCCGCAGTCCAGCATTGTCGTAGCAAGCAAGGGGCAGGTCGTTCTTGTCAACGGCGTCCCCTATGCCGTCTACTTTACCCATCTAAGCCGAATACCCGTATATCCATTGAAGCAACCCAATTAAGGAGAACCATATGACCGACATATCAAATCTAATTTCCAAGGGCAAGCCCGCCGCGCCAAGCAAATTCATCGTGATGGGCGACCCGATGACCGGTAAAACTACTTTAGCCGCTAAAGCACCGAAACCACTATTCATCAGTACTGACGGTAACGCAGCCAAGGCTGGCCTGCACGCTATTCAAGCGACCAGCATTGATGTGGTCCGCGAGGCAATCGGCTACTTCGCTAACAGCAAGGAATATGACACCCTGGTGGTCGATACCATCGAAGGTATCGCTGACCTGTTCGAGAAGACCGTAATCGACGCATGGAACGTGGAAAATAGCCATGTTGCCCCGATTACCGCCCTGACTGACGTACCGTACGGTAAGCTGACTGGCCAATTTAACCGCCGGATGGCCGCCTTTTCCGAAACCCTGTGGGCGCTGCCCAAGAATGTCGTTGTGCTTACTTACACGAAACGTCAGGTCGATGACGTGTCCGGTTCAATAATTCTAGCGAGCGAGCTGAAAAGTATCCGTCAATTCACGCGATTTGCCGACGGTATTATTCTGACAAGCTACGATGGAGAGAAGTATCGGGCTAACGTCGTAAGTAAGCGGACCGTCATGGCCGGTGACGTGGAATATGGCTCGATTGAGGCATTTCTACGCGCCGCTGGCTGGGAATTACCGGCCCGGAAGACTAAGATTGGAACCGCAAAGAAATAAGGAGAATTAACCATGGCAAAATTTACAGATGAGAATAAAGAAGTGAAAGAATTTAACGATAGCAACTGGCTGGGCTTTGGTGTCCATCATGTCCAGATCGCTACCATCGGCCTCGACAAGACAGAGGACGGCGGTAAGGAGTTTATTGAGATCGGTGTGGTCGGCGAAAACGGCGAAGAAGATACTGCCCGCGTCTGGTTCACTACCGATGCCGCTATCAACTATTCGTTCAACGTCCTGCGCCAGATTTACGTCCACAACGCCCCGGAAGCCAAGAAAGATGCCGCCCGTGATGCCATGGACCGCATCATGTCTACCGAGGAATTAGTCGATGAGTTACAGGCTAAGCTGCTCGGTGGTAATTGCTGGTTCACGAAGTACCCGGACCCAAGCCGCACTTACGTCAACGCAGCCGGTGAAACCAAGCCATCGATCAATAAGAACGTCTACGGCTATGAGCCGAAGCCCCGTCCTGATCTGTTACCGAAAGATACTGAGGAGCTGACCAAAGATAATCTTGCTCAGCACTTCCCCGGTAGTGAACCGGCCACTGGTGATGCCGCCAAGGACATCCCTGAAAAATGGTAGTCCTTTAACACACAGGCGGAAACACGGAGGCGGGTATGGACCCTGAACTGGTCTTGGTGGATTTTGTCGTTCGGCATCTGGTAGACCACCCAAGCGATATAAAAATTGAGAAAAAGATAGATGACCAGGGGATACTACTAAAACTGACAGTGGCCGAGGAAGACCTAGGCCGCGTCATCGGTAAACAGGGTGTGATCGCAAATAGCCTTCGCGCTCTGCTCCACGCCCTTGGTGCTCGGAATAATACGAAGTACAACCTATTAATATTGCAACCGGAGAAGATCAATGACTGAGAAGAAATCATCTGAATACAAAAAGTATTCAAAATTACTGGGTAAAGTAGATTACGACCACGAGGCGGTTGAGCAGTTGGCGGAAGCGCTAAATGAGATCAATCAGCTCGAACAGCGTATCGCGCAGTTGCGTCAGATCGTTGAGGAGAATAAGGAATTACACCAGTTTGTCTGGCGCACTGTAGATGGTATTACAATACCAATTCACAAGATCGAAGATGACCACCTGGAAAACATCATGCTGCATTTGCTCCGTACCGGCCGGGCCATCCCTCGCGCCATTCGGGGTGAAGCTATCGGTCGCGAGCTGGTGATTCCAGTTACCGTTCCGGCAGACTGGGACGATACGGTGAAGCGGATAAATTCAAGGCTTGACCGAAGGGACGTACTGTAATGCCAGACACAAGCGTATTGACCACACAAGACATGAAATTCGAGTATCTCGGCGCACCACAAAAGTCACCGGAATGGTTCAAAGCCCGGCTCGGTAAGGTAACTGCGTCACGGCTATGCGATTGGCTGGCCGTGAGCAAAGCCAAAACCGGGGCTGGCAAACCATTAAAGGCAAGGCTGGACTATGAAAAGGAATTGATGTTCGAGCGACAATTCGGTGTGAGCTTTAGCACATTCGTCACCGACGCCATGCAAGAGGGCATTGACTTCGAGGACTTTGCTGCTAAACAGTACGAGAAGCTGCACCCTGAGTTTAGTGTCGATGAGTGCGGCTGCTGGTTCAATGACTACTTCGTTGCCAGCCCGGACCGCATCGTACTGCAACAGGTAAAAGTTGAACATAAGGCTGGCGAGCCACAACCACGCGACCTATTCGTAATGGTCGGCCTGCTGGAAATCAAGATCGTCAAAGATAACACCTTCACCGAGGTGCTGACTTCTGGCGTACCGGACAAGCATATGAAACAGATACAAGGCCAGTTGTTCGCCTCTGGCGCCAAGTGGTGCGACTACGTATGTCTGAACTTTAATACCAAGAAGTTCGTGGTCATCCGGGTCGAACCGGATAAAGATTTTTTCGAATACTTGCAGTTGGCCTTGTGCGAACAGCTCGTTACTGAGCCATTTGTGCTCGATAGCGTGTTCGACATTCAGGGTAAGATACCGGAGGGCGTGCAAATGGGCGCTCATGTTGATCGTAGTGATAGTAACTTAATTGGAGGATGGTGATGAAAGCCACCGAATATATCAAACAAAATGCTCATAAATTCGTCTACCTGGCTCAGCGCTACCCCGAGCAAAGCGCCGACGAGATCATCAACCTCATGGGTATGCCACTGGTCGATGTTAATAACGCCATCTGGTGCGCCCGGGATGAGGGCTGGTTGAAGTTCGAGGACCGAGAGGTGGAAGTGGTGATGCCGCACCCGAAGAAGAAGGGTAAGACTCTGAGCGAAATGAAGTCATTTTCATTCCCAGTCGTGATGGGCACGCCGTCTGCTTGGGAATTCGGTGAGAAGGTCGTCGAGCTAGAGAACTCCATTGTTTACATGATGTCCCAGGCCAACAAAGAGGAGAACGATCTCGAGGAGCATTACCTAAACGGATACTTGCAGGGCTACCCACCGCGTGACCACCTGATTGCCGTTCAGCACCTCTTGGCGACTGGCCGCCTGCACGAATATCAGATCGAAGACGGCGAGAACCCATACCTGTTCTACACCCTGCCGGAGAATGCTGACAAGCACTGGGGTGCCAAGCAATTTAAAACCAACCCGTTGACGGGTGAGCCGAACGAGCCGGAGGAGGAAGCCGCTAAGACTGACGCCGAGGCATAGATGGATTCGCGCCGTTTAGAGCGGAAGTGCTGGCGCAAACGAAGCTTCGGCACTTCCCGCGCGGCCCAAGATGAAATCCACCGGGCCTACCGCGTCCACCGATTACGCTTATATAAATATCTGTGTAGTACCTGCGGGTGCTACCACGTCACTAAGAATTTAACCGCGAAAGGGAAAATTATTTAAGGGTTACTACTATGAATACACAGGCAATTTCAACTAATCACGACACCGAATTCGGCGTCATCAAGAAAACGACTGACTATGGACGCTTCATGTCTATGGGCGGCAACCGTAGCACCGATCTGAAACACGTAAAAGAAATTGAACAGGAAATGGAGCGCGACCGTTCCATGTTCGCCTCACACCCGATGCTGGTTAATGAAAACTGGTACATCATCGACGGCCAACATCGGTACGAAGCCGCCAAGAACCTCGGATTTCCATTGTATTACATCATGCAAAAGGGGCTGGGGCTATCCCACGCCCGCCAGTTAAACATCACTCAGAAACGCTGGACTATGCTCGACTTCGCCAGGTCATACGCCGATAGCGGCCGCAATGATTACGCCGAACTACTCCGCATCAACCACGTTTACCCAAAGGTACCGCTGTCTACGGTGGCCGCCTACCTAAGCGGGACGCCGAGGGGTGGTGGCGCTGGTGTAAAATTCCGACACGGCGACTATAAGATAATCGACAAAGAAGACGGTTGCGCCGCCCTTGATCTATTAACAGAGGTAGTCGAGGTTCTTGGTCATCCGACAACTGGCGCATTTGCCAGCGCCCTGTGGCAAGTCCTTCACCACGAAGATTTTGATGAGCGCACCTTCATCCGTAAGCTGAAGGAGAACCCTGATACCCTTACGATTGGTACGAGTATACGTGCGTGCCTCCGGTCAATCGAGGAAGTGTACAATCGGCACAATAAGATAGCCACTCGGCTATACTAATACTGTTGGCGGCAACCTAGAGTGGTTCAATCCGAGCGCGGCCCTATCGCCTCTACGCAAGGGGAATGTGACTGACAGTAGTCGGGTCGCCAATGCTGCCCAAATTGGAGTTTTGGGACAGTGTGATCGAGGGGTATGCGTGGCCCCTCGATCATAAAAAAACGCATGTCGCACAATATTCAAAACCCCGGAACACAGGCTGTCCGGGGTCTATTTGTAGTATACCACTTATGATTTAGGCTTTGCTGCCAGTTGAGCTGACGACGGTGTGAACGCCGACACTGGCGAGGGCCGTCATGATGCCCTGGGCAATGGTAATCGGTACGATACCGATAT